AATGTAAATGGTAATGGTAATGTAAATGGTAATGGTAATGTAAATGGTAATGGTATATCACCTAACGGTGGTGTATATAATAGCGCCGCACCCGCCGCCGTTGACGTAGAACTTTCCAAGATCGTCCAGCATTATCAGCAGGCCGTTGGGGACTTCCCACGCTCTGCGCTGGACAAGCTGCAGAAGTGGAGGCAGGAGTACAGCACAGAGATGATCCTGTTGGCGATTGACAAATCCACAGAAGCCGGAAAGCGCTCGTGGAGCTACATCAACGGCATATTGTCAGGCTGGAAACGGGACGGCCTGCGCACGCCGGGGGATGTGGAAGCCAACGAACAAAGCCGACAAGCCAGACCGCGAGGCAAGCAGCCAACCGAGACCGTAGACGACCAGCTTGCACGGGTGCTGGCGAAGATGGACAGAGAAAGAGGGTTTGAGACATGACGCGGGAAGACGTGGCAAAGCTGATTCGCATGAATTTTGTGCTGTACAAGCTGGGTTCCAAGCCGCTGACCGATAAGGAGATGCAGACCACCATTGATGTGTGGACGTACCAGTTTGGCGACTATGACGGCGATACTGTCAAGCGGGCTTTTCTGGCGGCGAACCGGGTATGCGTTTATCCGGTCACGGTTGCCGACATCTTCAAGCAGCTTTCCCAGTGTCTTGACCCGTCCGCTGAATGGGAAGCTCTGGCTGTAGCGGCACGCAAGGCACAGACATTTTTGAGCTGGCGAAAGTTCCCGATGGTGATCGGCATTGACGAAAAGGGCGGGCTGCTGCGTAGTGACGGGCAGAAAGAGTTGCAAGCCCTGTATGACCAACTCCCCCCGGCGGCAAAATCCTATGCCGGAAGCGTTGGAGGGCTTTCAGAGCTGGCTGAAATGCCAGACCTTACATACCGCCGTGCTGAATTTTTGAAGCAGGCGCAGGCAGATATCACCACAGCCCCGCGTGAAGCTGCAAGGCTGCGGGCGAGCGAGCCGACAAGGAAGGAGATTACAAAATGAGTGAATTTATGAGTCCGGAGGAAATGGCCCATTACTTGATGGACTTTTGCCACTACCATTCGGCGACCGGAAATGGTTGCCCAGGTTGCCCGTTCGATAAGCCGACCAGTAACGATGGAGATGGAGAATGCCGTCTTGGCGTTCCTGACAGCTGGGATTTTTGAGGGAGATCGAAAAATGAGCGAATTTATCGACCGCGAAAAAGCCATCGCCAATATCAAAGCGGCATATTGCTGTGGCTGCGAACATTACAACGGCGTAAGATGCCGCGCGTGTCAGATTATGGACGCGATGGATGTGCTGGAAGATGAACCGGCAGTCGTCCCGGATGTCCAGCGCTGGCGCAAGACCGCAGAAGAGCCACCGACTGAGGCTGATGCAAATGATTGTGAAATGGTGCTGGCCGTTGCAACCGGATATATTGGAACTCGGTATCATAAAAATGTTGAAACATGGCCTTTTGATACTGTTGCACTACTTCCGAAAGAATTCCCCATTTGGATGCCGCTGCCTAAACTTCCGGGTGAACGTCCCAAAAAGCTTTACTGGCGTGAAAAAGCATGTACGACAATTTGCCCCGTTTGCGGGTATGAATGCAACGATGATTATTACCTTGACAAATTTTGTCCCGGATGTGGAACACGCCTTTGGTTTAACAGGGAGGAAGCCGAACATGATCAACCTGACATGTAAAGACTGCCCAGACCGGCACCCGATCTGCCACGACAGCTGCCCACGGTACGCCGAGTACAAGCGGCAGTTGAAAGCACAGCGCATCTACACCAACGGGAACCACGCGGCGGAGCGGATCAGCCGCAACGATTTCAACAAAGAAGGATGGATGGGAGGAAGAAAACGGTGAAAGTGCTTATTGCCTGCGAGGAATCGCAGGAGGTGTGCAAGGCGTTCCGGGCAAAAACATTTTCGGGCGTTGCAAAAACAATTTGAGCATGACCAGCATCGCAGGGAAGCCGAAAAGCAGTGCGAGCAGCTGGCAATGGAAGGAATGATGAAAAAATGAAGGCTATCTTGATGAGCATTCGGCCTGAATGGTGCGACCTCATCATTCGGGGGCAAAAGACCATTGAGGTGCGCAAGACCCGCCCGAAGCTGGAAACGCCGTTCAGGGTGTATATCTACTGCACCCGGACGGCGAGTAAAGAGTTTAATTCGGACGACCGTAACTGGGACGTGTCCGCGAAGGTCCACGGCGGCTGGCCAGGGAAAAGGGGGCGCGTCATTGGCGAGTTCACCTGCAACGATATCGATAGAATTACTCCGCTTACAAGCTCTATTCCGGGGAATCTCGAAGAAAGGATTTTGGGAAGCTGCCTTACACCGCAGCAGGTAGAGGCTTATGCTGGCTGGAAAGGACGGAGGCTGATTGACTGCCGCGATGCGTACTGCTGGCATATTTCAAACTTCAAACCCTACAAAAAGCCAATAAAGCTTAAAGATTTCTGGGCGATACAGCCCTGTACGCATCGCGGAGACTGTTGCACCTGCCGCAGATGGGACGCAGAAAAGCTGATTTGCCGGGGAGAAGCATTCGGAATCGAACACCCGCCCCAAAGCTGGTACTACGTGGAGGACGGCAGATGAAACTGACCCTTTACGGCGACCCGCGCACAAAGAAAAACTCTACACGCATTCTCCGCACACGCTCCGGGACCCCATTCGTGGCCCCCAGCAAGGCTTACGTGGATTATGAGACAGACTGCCTGCGGCAAATCAAAAGGCCGCGCAGCCCTATCTCTGCCCGTGTGAACGTGAGGTGCGTGTACTACATGAAGACCGCCCGCCGGGTCGATCTGGCGAACCTCATCGAGGCGACCACGGACATCCTAGTAAAAGCCCGGGTTCTGGAGGACGACAACAGCAAGATCGTCGCCGCCCACGATGGCAGCCGGGTGGGGCTTGATCGGAAGAACCCAAGAGTGGAAATCGAGATTGAAGAAATGGAGAGATAAAATGCTTGATATGCTATTTGAAGTTGCAAGCACGCTGTTCGTGGCAACACTTGCAGGGCTTTTCATCTGGTTTATTCTTAGCGATGGCAACCCAATTGAATATTTCAAGCGGTGGCTCAACCGAAACAAACCTTGCCTTTGCGACCGGTGCGTATTCTTAAAGCGAAAATTTGGGGCATCAGAATCCGGATATCACTATATCTGCCAGAGCGGTGACAAAGAAGAAGGATACATAAATCCGCCCGAATATTGCTACGATTTTGAAGAAAGGAGCAACAATGACCCGCACATGGACACCTGAAAGTGACACGCCAAGGCCGGACAGCGGCGTGGACTACCACACCGTCAAGTCGTGGTTTAAGCAGCTTCGGGCTATGGACGACCGAATTGACCGTATCCAGCTGGACATCCGGCAGGCGCACGACAAGGCCACGAAGTGCACCGCCAGCATGACCGGAATGCCCGGCGGATCCGGGCATGGAGACAAAATCGGGCTTTGTGCCGAGGAAACAGACGAAAAGGAGCGCAAGATGCAAGAGTTGCAAGCCGAGCTCGAAGTTTTGCGGATGGAAGCAAAGCGCCGAATCAAGTACATTGCAGGCACCAAAAGCAGCGACATGATGCAGGCATGCTTGTATGGCTACTACGTCCAGAACCAAAAGCAGGTCGTCGTGGCCCGCAGTCTTGGTCTGCCAAACGAAAACCGCGTTTCTTTGTATGTGCGGGATGGATGCAAGCAGCTTGCGCAGATTTGGCATCAATTTATGTAATTTTCTTACATGTTGTCGTTATTGTTGTTACATGTGAGATGTGGTAAAATTGGTATAAGCGGAACCGCCGAAAGCGGTGAGACGCTTGCCACGCAGCCTCCGAAACGTGTCCCTTCTTGGCATTTTCCTTTTCCTCCTTTCAAGCTTGCAGGTTTTTGCTCTCTCTTCACGTTTCGCGCTGCTTCTATGCGATACACTGAAACAAAGGCAGCCTGCCGCTCATGAGAGACAGGAGGCGGTTCGATTCCGCCGTATCGCACCGTATGGCGCATGGACTAGACAACCCGCAAGGCCGCACGTGCAACCTCCCGTGCCAAGAAAAGGCCTTAGAATCCTTGCCAAGGTGTAGCTTTCCTGACAGGATGTGCGCCAACCAACAGCCCCGGCGGCGAACCGGAGCTGTTTTTATATGGCCGCCTGAGCGCAGTTTGGAGCGCGGCGCGTGTGTGTAGACACGGCTGGTTCGATTCCAAGGGCGGCTTTTATACTCCGGTAGCTCAAGTGGTAGAGCAGCGGTCTCCAAAACCGCATGTTGCAGGTTCGAGCCCTGCCGGGAGTGCTTGCGTGCCCTATGAGGGGGCCGCGCAACAGCGGGGCATCCGTCCGCGAAAGTTCCGGATGCAGCAGCGCCCACCGTTTGACGCATGTCCAACGAACTGAATGCACGGGTGCTGCTTATATGCCGTCATAGCTCAACTGGCAGAGCGCCGCCCATTTAAGGCGGGACAACGTTGGTGACACCACGGGAACATCACTGCACAGCCAACCACTGCGCACATCCATTCCGTGGGTGCTGGTTCAAATCCGGCTGGCGGCACATTCGATATTTTGACCGTTCGGATTTCCGGGCGGTTTTTCTTTTGCATGGGTTTAGAGAGGTGGTGGCGGTGAGCGCGAAGCGGCTGACAGACAGACAAAAAAAGAAGATCATCGCTGACTATGTGCAGCTGCAGAGCTACGCCAGAACCGCAAAGCTGAACGACGTGGCAGAAAGCACCGTGCGGAAAATCGTGAAAGATAATCCCAAGTGCGCGGATTTGTGCGCCTTAAAAAAAGAGCAGAACACGCAGGACATGCTTTCCTACTTAGGTAGCAAGCGCGGGGAAGCACAGGATCTTCTCGGGCTGTACCTTCAGGCGATGGCAGACCCTGACAAGATCGCAGAGGCAACGCTGCCGCAGCTGTCCACGGCGTTTGGCACCATCGTGGACAAGTTTGCTGTGCTGGGAGACCAGAGCGGCATAGAAGCCCCGGACGATGGCCTGCTTGAGGCTCTGAGCGCTGCCGCAGACATCAGCCCGCCGGATGACGTGGAGATGCTGCCGGAGGAAGAGGACGACCATGCGGAAAAGTAACGGTTTTCGTTGGAAAGCCCTCAGCCAGCGGCAAAAGCAGGTCTTGAGCTGGTGGACACCGCAGAGCACATACAGCGGCTACAACGGCATCATTGCCGATGGAGCTATCCGCTCGGGCAAGACCTTTGCCATGAGCTTTTCTTTCGTCCAGTGGGCTATGACTTGCTACAGCGGCCAGCAGTTTGCCATGTGTGGCAAGACCATTGCCAGCTTCCGGCGCAACGTGCTGGGGACGCTCAAGCAACAGCTTGCAGCCCGTGGCTACAACGTCAAGGAGCATCGGGCAGAAAACTGCATGACCGTCAGCAAGGGCGGCAAAGCTAACGAGTTTTACTTTTTTGGCGGCAAGGACGAAAGCAGTCAGGACCTGATCCAGGGCATCACCCTTGCCGGGGTATTCTTCGACGAGGTGGCTCTGATGCCCCAGAGCTTCGTCAATCAGGCCACAGCCCGTTGCTCTGTCACCGGGTCAAAGTTCTGGTTCAACTGCAACCCGGGCAGCCCACAGCACTGGTTTTATCTCGAGTGGGTGCGGAAATGCCGTTCCCGAAAGGTGATGTATCTCCATTTCACGATGGACGACAACCTGTCACTTTCCGAGGACATCAAAGCCAGATACCGCAGCCAGTACAGCGGCGTTTTTTATCAGCGTTTCATTCTGGGCCTGTGGACGGTGGCCGAGGGTCTTGTTTATGACATGTTCGACCGCAAGAAGCACGTCGTTGATGAGCTGCCGGAGCTGTCACCAAAGAGCGCCTATGTGGCGTGCGACTTTGGCACCCAGAACGCAACGGTTTTTTTGCTGCTCCAGAAGCAGGCAGATGCAGACTGCTGGATCGTCACCCGGGAGTACTACTACAGCGGCCGCGAACAGAAGCGGCAAAAGACCGTGGGCGAGTACGTCACAGACCTCAAGGCGTGGCTGAATGGTCTCAAGCCGGAGAGGATCATCGTTGACCCCTCTGCCCTGCCCCTGATTACAGAGCTGCGCAAGAACGGCTTTACCCAGACCCCCGCAAACAACGACGTTCTGAGCGGCATTCTGGACGTGCAGACCATGCTGCAGACCGGGCGGTTGAAGATCTACAAAGACTGCAAGCACACGCTGGAAGAGTTTGGCGTGTACGCTTGGGATCCAGATAAAGACGACACCGTGCTGAAGGTCAACGACCACTGCATGGACGCTATCCGCTATTTCGTGCGCACAAAGCGCCTTGTAAAACTGAGGAATTGATTTTGAGCACTGTATACACATTCCAGACCTTTCAGCAGGCGCAAGCCGCCGGGGAACAGCCTGATTTCATCCGGCGGTTCGTGCAGCAGCACTGCAGTTCCGGACCGTACAAGATGGCGCTGGACGCAGACCTGTACGATGCCCAGAAAAACCCGGGAGCTGAGCGCTTCGCGCAGGCTTACGCTTTGATGCTGAAACGCCTGTCCAAAAACACAAAGCAGGATGTCCTGCACCCCGATATGGTCAAGAGCAATCTTTTCCGGCGGCTCAACAAGCAGCGGGCGACCTACTCCCTCGGCAACGGCGTAGTCTTTGCGGACGATGGCGTGGACAAGGACAGGCTGGGGCAGAACTTTGACGAGCAGATCCAGAAGGCCGGATATTTCGCCCTGATCCACGGTGAGAGCTTCGGATTCTGGAACAGCGACCATTTGGTGGTTTTCAAGCTGACAGAGTTCGCTCCCCTGTACGATGAAAAGACGGGCCTTTTGCAGGCAGGCGTGCGCTTCTGGAGGCTGAACCCGGACACGGATATGCACTACATCCTGTACGAGCTGGACGGCTTCACTGAGTACACGGAAAGCAAAATCGGCAATGTGATGCAGGAGACAACGCCGAAGCAGGCATACAAGAGCGTGACAGTCACCACACCCGGCGGCGGGCTGGAAAGCGTGGAGGGCGAAAACTACAGCGCTCTTCCCATTGTGCCGCTGTGGGGCTCCGACCTGCACCAGAGCACCCTTGTGGGCCTGAAAGCCTACATTGACAACACAGATCTGGTGATGTCCGGCTTCTGCAATGACTTGCAGGACTTTTCGCAGATCTACTGGCTGTGTGAGAACTTCAACGGCATGACCGATGACGAGCTGCAGGAGTTCCTCGTCAAGCTGAATTTGTACCACATTGCAGGCGCAGACACCAGCGAGGGCGGTAAGATCACCCCCTACACCACCGAGATTCCTGTGACGGCCCGGCAGGCTCTTTTGGAGCTGCTCCACACCCGGGTGTATGAGGACTTCGGCGGGCTGGACGTGCATTGTGTCAGCGCGGACAGCACCAACGACCATCTGGATGCGGCCTATGAACCGCTGAACCAGAACGCGGACGACTTCGAGGCTCAGGTCAAGCCGTTCATCCGGCAGATCTGCGCACTGGCTGGCTTTGACAACGCTATGCCGGCATTCAACCGAAGCAAGATCACCAACACGGCTGAGCAGGTCGCAACGGTGCTTTCTGAGGCTGTCATCATCGGGCAGGACATGGCCATTGACCTGATGCCCAACCTGACCCCGGAACAAAAGGAGCGGGCTAAGGCCGCGCTGATGGCTGAGAGCGCAACACGGGAGACCGTGGGCGACGAGGAGGATGAAGACGATGACTGAAAACATCATCGGCAAGTTTGTTATTGAGCTGGACGAAAACGACAGGAAGCTTTTGGAGCGGTTTGCAAATGCAGTCGAATTGATGCAGCCGACCACGATTGATTGGGACGAGCCAAAAGTCCGCGCAGTAGGCGTTGACGAACTCGGAAACATCAAATGTGGACCCGCCGGGGAAAACAATGAACGACCGTGACCGCATCTCTACCCGCCAGCTGAACCGCCTGCGCCGCCGTATCCTCCGGGTGTACGGCACTGCCCGCCAGGAGATGCAGGAGCAGCTGACCGAGTTTTTAGCCAAGTACAAAGCGCTGGACGAGCGCAAGCGGGCGCAGCTGGACGCAGGCGAGATCACCGAGGAAGACTACCGCATCTGGCTACAAAATCAGGTGTTTCAATCCGATTTGATGCACGCCAAGCTGGACGGCATCACCAAGACCTGCACCACAGCCCAAGAGACGGCCTACAAGCTTGCCCGGGACGAGCAATACAATATTTTTTCCTTTGGCGCAAACTGGACGTTCTACGAGCTGGAACAGGCCGCAGGCGTGACGTTCGGGCTGACCCTGTACAACACCGAAGCAGTCAAGCTCCTGCTGAAGGAGAACCCCCGCATGGTGCCCAACAAGCGCATCAAGAGCGAGAGCAACCGAACCTATGACGCCCGGGTGTTCAACCGCTACGTCATGCAGGGCATCGTGCAGGGCAAGAGCGTCCACGACATCGCCGTGCAGGCCGTCAACGGTATGGCTGATACAGAGATCCACTGGGCTATGAACAACGCCATCACGGCCCTTACCAGTGCCCAGAACGCCGGAGCTTTGCAGCAGATGCGCAACGCCCAGGCTTTGGGCATCGAGGTCAAAAAGCGGTGGAACTCCACCCACGACTACCGCACCCGTGAGATGCACCGCCTGCTTGACCAGCAGACGGCAGAGCTTGACGAGCCGTTCAAGGTCATGGGCTACGAGATTCAGCGCCCCGGAGACCCCAACGCAGCCCCGGAGATGGTTTACCACTGCCGCTGTGTGCTGTCCTCTGCACTGGGCAAGTACCCCCGGCAGAACGCCATGCAGCGGGACAATGTGACCAAAGAGACCGCCCCCGTCATGGATTACACCGAGTGGTATAAATCCAAGGGCGGAAAGGAAAAAGAGCAAATGTGGTGGGCAGAAGAGCGAAAACGCAGAAAGGAGGCTGCAAAGCATGGATGAGAAGAAGCCTTGCAAATTTTGCGAGAGGCTTGCGTGGTGGAAGAAAAATTCCCCCAAAGGGGAAAACGACCTTTACACCACGTTTCAAGTCAGTCTTATCACAAAAACGCACAGGAAAGGCGCAGGCGTGTGCGGTACGGTAACGCATCGTGCCGGACAGCTGAATTTCTGCCCTGAGTGCGGTCGCATCTTAAAGAAAAAGCGAGAACCGAGGGATAAGCCGTGAACTTTAACTACAACATCAAATTCACCGACAACACCCCGCAGCTGCATGAAGCTCTGGACTCTTGGGCAGAGCGGGTGCTGACCATCTGGGGCATGAAGGTACAGGACTACGCCCAGCTGCTTGTGCCTACTGGCACGGCAGACAGCACGGGCATTGAGGGCTATGTGGGCGGTGCGCTCAAGCAGAGCCTGACCTTTGCCCTCGACCTCGCAAAAAAGACCGTGACTATCGGCAGCAACCTGTTTTACAGCGTCTATGTGGAGCTGGGCACGGGCGTTCACGCCACAAACGGCAACGGGCGCAAAACGCCGTGGGTCTGGAAGGACTTCAACGGCAAGTGGCACTTTACCCGGGGCATGGCACCCCGTCCGTTCCTCCGCCCGGCGGTGGAAGAACACATTGACGAGCTGCGAGAGATCGCCGTGGAAGAAGCGGAGAAGGGAGAATAACATGACAGAAAAAGAGAGACTTGAAGATTTGCTCACAATGCATTGTTTTCTCAAAGAAAGAGGACTTGCTATTGCAGAACAGGCAGAAAAAGATATTGAGGAAACCAAAAAGAAGCTCTTAACAATCGAGAGCTGCGGAGAAAAAGAAGTGCTGAGGAAAAAGTTTTTAGAGGAAGGAAAAGAAGCCACTAAAAACTTGCAAGCCCTTTGCGATTTGGTTTATGGCGAGGGTAGAGCAAAGGTTGAGATAACGGTATCGGTTTACGCGGATAAGCCGATATTCAGCAAAGAAGAGGTAGCTGTTATCAAAGAATGCTTGGATTTTCGCAAAGGAGAATAAACATGAAAAAGTTTTTTGCAGCAATTACGCTTTTGGCAGTGTTGCTTCTATGCGGCTGCTCTGAGGCAGACAAGGCGAACGCCAACATCTCAAAGCAGGCCGACTATTTTGAGAGCGAACGCAAGATCACCGTCTACAACGCCCGCACGGACAAGGTCATCATGGAGGCCGAGGGCTATATGTCCATTTCCAACAACTCGAACAACGAGCTGGTCTGCACTGTAAAAATCGGCCCGGACACCTACCGCAAGAATTACATCTACCTGAACGACTACACCATGTATGTGGTGGAGGACATCACCGGCACCCATACCGACCCCTACCACTACAAGCTCTATTTCCACACCGACATCCTGCCCAGTGTGGAAACAAGGCCGTAAAATTTAATACTCAGCGGTTGGCGCACAGCGTCAGCCGCTTTTTTATGCCGCTTTAGCTCAGGATGGCAGAGCGCCGGATTTGTAATCCGGGGGCCGTGGGTTCAAGCCCCGCAGGCGGCACCACACCGGCAGCACGTCCGGCAAATAACTTATTGCCAAGCATGGCAGCCCGAGCAAGGGCAGAAAGGACTATTACATGGCACTCAAAAGAGCTGACATCCGCACGATTCTGGAGAACCCCGAAACCTCCAACGATGACAAGGCCAAAGCCATTCTGGACGCCCTGCACAAGGAGACGGACGAACTCAAGGACCAGCTGGATGCAGAAAAAACAGCCCGCGCACAAGCCGAGAAAGACCGTGACGCAGCCAATGGCGGCAAGCAGGCCGCTGAACAGGCACTGACCGACTACAAGGCCCAGCAGACCCAGAAAGACACCCACGCAGCCAAGGAAGCCAAGTTCCGGGAGCTGCTGAAGTCCGCCGGGGTGCTGGACAAGTATGCTGATCGGGTCGTGCGGCTGTCTGGCGAGGATATCGACAAGCTGGAGCTGGACGAAAAGGGCGAGGTCAAGGATGCCAAGAAGCACGCCGACAGCCTGAAAGCCGATTGGAGCGACTTCGTAGGCACTACGACCACCACCGGCGCAAAGGTGGACACCCCGCCCACAAACACCGGCTCCAAAATGACCAAAGACCAAATTTTTGCAATCAAGGACGCCGGCGAGCGCCAGGCGGCCATTGCAGCAAATGCCGACCTTTTCACGGGCGGCGGAAAGGACTAACACATGGCAGCAAAGACCAATCTGATCACCACTACCGAGATCACCGTCAACCCTCGGGAAATCGACTTTGTGACACGCTTCCAGCGCAACTGGGAGCACCTGCGGGAGATCATGGGCATCATGCGCCCCATTCGGATGCAGCCCGGCACCGTGCTGAAGAGCAAGTACGCTCAGGGTACGCTGCAGAGCGGCACCGTGGCAGAGGGCGAGGAAATCCCCTACAGCCAGTACACCGTCAAAGAGAAGGACTATGGCAAGATCACCATCGAGAAGTACGCCAAGGCCGTATCTCTGGAGGCTATCCAGAATTATGGCTACGATGTGGCCGTGCAGAAGACCGATGACGAGTTCCTGTTCGACCTGACCGCAAAGGTCACTGACAAGTTCTACAAGTACCTGAACACCGGCAGTCTGAAAGGTACTCCCAAGACCTTCCAGATGGCTCTGGCCATGGCAAAGGGCAGCGTGGAAAACAAGTTCAAGAACATGCACCGCACCGTCACCGGCGTTGTGGGCTTTGCCAACGTCCTGGACGTGGCGGAGTACCTGGGCACCGCCCCGATCACCATCCAGAACCAGTACGGCTTCCAGTACATCAAGGATTTCATGGGTTACAACACCATCTTCCTGCTGTCTGACGGCGAGATCGCAAAGGGCAAGGTCATTGCCACCCCCGTGGACAACATCGTGATGTACTACGTCGACCCCTCCGACAGCGATTACGCCAAGGCTGGGCTGGTGTACACCACCGCAGGCGAGGCCAGCAACCTGATCGGCTTCCACACCCAGGGCAACTACACCACCGCCGTCTCTGAGAGCTTCGCCATCACCGGCGTGACCCTGTTTGCCGAGTACCTGGACGGCATCTCTGTCCAGACCATCACCCCGGGTGAGTAATCGCCCTTTTTGAGTAGGAGGCATCCGATGAACGTCCCAGAGCTGTGCGTTTACACGCACAATTTTTTTGACCGGGCGGATGACCCCATTGCCGGGGAGTTCGCCTTTGAGCCGGACACCGTGCCCGCCGGGGTAGTGCCTGGGCAGTATTTCCTTGTGTGCGGATCCATCTTCAACGATGGGGTGCACAGAGCCGGGGACGGTGATCTGACCGCCGAGACCTTCAACGGCACGGTGCAGCCTATGCGTGTGCCACCTGACTTCGTGGCGCTGGCTGAAAAAATTGATGCATACGACAAGGCGCTCCCGGCCAGCGGCGTGTATGTGTCCCAGTCCTTTGCTGGGTGGTCCGGCACGATGGCTACAGGCGCGGACGGGCTGCCTGCCGACGGCAAGACCCGCTATAAAACCGAAATCAATCAGTGGAGGAAGATGTGACATGGTCAATCCGTTCGCTGCATCCACCGTGATGCAGGGCTTTACCCAAAAATACCGTTTTCAGACCCGCAGCTATGAACCGGACGGCGTGGGCGGCTTTGTGTCCGGCTGGCAGGACGGCCCCGAGTTTGAGGCCGTGGAGCGCCACGACACCACTGTGGAAGCTCAGGTGGCGGAGCAGGCTGACACCGCTTCCACCTATACGCTGCTGGTTAACACCGGCGTTCCGCTGGCCTTCCCGGACTACATCAAGCGGGTGAGCGACGGCCAGACCTTCCAGATCACCAGCGCAGCAGACGAAAGCAAAGCCCCGCCGGAATCCGGCATGGGGCTGCGGGCCGTCAAGTGCAAAAAGGCGGTGCTGCCGTAATGGGGCCGTCTGAGAGCATCAACCGGGCGCTGAACGCTTTTTTCAACGGCTTTGGAATCCCGGGCTATCTGGAAGATAACATCCCTCCTGCCGCTTCACTGCCCTATCTGACCTACAAGCCCACCATCCCCGGCGGGTGGAACGAGTCGGCATCCTTCCACGCCCGGCTGTGGTACCCCAGCAAGGGCGGCAGAGCCCCCATCCTGCAAACCGAGGATACGATCAGCGCAGCCCTCGAGGACAGCACAACGCTTTCCTGCGAGGGCGGCGCTATTCTTTTGCAAAAAGGCACCCCGTGGGCACAGCCCCTCGACAACCCGCCTGAAGGGTATCTGTGCGAATATCTCAATTTTGAAATCACGCAATTTTGCGAGTAAGGAGCAATATGGCAAGAAAGTTTACCAAGATCAGCGCAGAAGCATTCAAGTCCATGCAGATCAATGCCGGTGTCGTGCTGAACAAGTTTGACCCGACCGGCACGACCGAGATTCAGGACGCAGACATCATCTGCGCCACCTCCGGCGGCGTGACGGCAGAGTGCAAACCCAACATCACCGACCTTGGCGATGATGTGGACAACTGCCAGAAAAACACCGCAGAACTGATGCAGATCGAGGACTACGACTGCACGCTGGCCTTTACAGCCCTGAACGTCACAACGGACGTTATCAAGCTGGCGCTGGGCGCTGCGGATGTAAGTGAAAAGAAGGTCACCCCCCGCATGACGCTGGATCCGACAGCCAGCACCGGCGATTTCAAGGACATCTGGTGGGTCGGCGACACCATCGACGGCGGCTTTGTGGCCGTCAAGCTGATGAATGCACTCTCCACAGGCGGTCTGTCCCTCAAGACCACCGACAAAGGCAAGGGCAATCTGTCTGTCACCCTGACCGGCTGCCCCCGGATGGGTGACGACGCCGTGCCTATGGAGTGGTACTACAGCCCCAAGGCCGCAGCATAAGGAGGACACCGCATGAAATTTTTGACAGAGCTGTCCGATGAAGATTTTCTGCGCCACTGCTGGCAGATTGCCGATGTGGCAGAGGAGGTCTTGGAAAAATCCAAGATCATGGAGCTGCGCAAGGTTCTGCCGGTCCTGACCGGCGAGGAAACGCCGGAGGAGCTGGAACAGAAGAAGAAGGAGCAGGCAAAAAAGAACATTCAGGCTATGGCAAAAAGCTTGCTGTTCGACAATGCCGCTGCCACTGCAAAGCTGCTTCCGCTGCTCTATGAGCCGGACGTGGATGAAAACGGGGTGGTTGAAAACATTGGCCCGTTCAAGAAGATGCGCGCGGTGAAAGAGCTGCTGAACAACGATGATGTGCTGGATTTTTTGCTCTGGTGTCTGCCGTTGGTGCTGGCGGGTACAGACGCCTGATTTCTTCCATCAGCCCGGACGCACTGCGGCTGTTTGGCAGGCCGTACATTTTGCAGCACTGCTTGAACGCTTTGCGGCAAGAGCGCATCACACTCAGCTATCAGGCGTACATGACGGACGCTCTGGCACACCTTATAGGCGCGGAAGAGCGGTGGTACGACATGGTGGCCGGGCTTGTGGAGAACCGCCCACAGCCACCGCAGCCGTCCGCTGATGAAGTGATAGCACGCATTAAAAATGGGTTGAACGGGGGTGATGAAACCTGAAACTTTTTGAATTGAGCGCCACCCTCGGGCTGGACGACAGCGCCTACCGGCAGGGAATCCAAAATGTGCAATCCGAGACAAAAAAGACCGTTTCTTCGCTGTCAGGAGAGTACAGCAAGGCCGCAAAGGCCGTAGTGGAGCTGACCAGACGTTACAACGAATCGGTGGGCAAGACCGGCAAAGCGTCCTCTGAAACCAAAAATCTCAAGACCATGTTGGCACAGGCAGAAGCGCAGCTCAGGGCAACCACGACCGCGTTGAAAGCTGCAAACAACGGCATGGATGGCTTTGCCAGCTCCACGGATAAAGCGTCCAGCAAGTCTCTGGCCAGTGCAATTGCGCAAGGCACGGTCATGGCGGGCATTTTCTCGAAGCTTGGCTCCGCTGCGCTCGGTGCCGCAGAGGGTTTCATCTCTTCCGGCATTGAGTACAACGCCCAGATCGAGAAATACACCACTGGCTTTACCAATATGTTGGGCAGCGCGGAAGCGGCGCAGCAGGTCATGAGCCAGATCCAGGAAGACGCGGCAAAAACTCCCTTTGACGTGGCGAGCCTGACACAGGCCAACCAGTACCTGATCTCTGCGGGCGAAAACGCTTCCTATGCCCGCGATACCATCATGGCGCTGGGCGACGCTGTCTCTGCGACCGGTGGCGGCAACGACGAGCTGAACCGCATGTCCCAAAACCTGCAGCAGATCGCCAACACCGGCAAGGCTACAGCGGCCGATATCAAGCAGTTTGCTTATGCCGGCATCGACGTGTACGGCATTCTTGCCGACTACACAGGCAAGTCCACCACCGAAGTGCAGAAGATGACCATCAGTTATGATCTGCTGACGCAGGCTTTGCAGGCCGCATCTGAAGAGGGCGGGCGTTACTACAACAGCATGGACACCCAGAGCCAGACCATGAATGGCCGCATTTCCACCTTGAAGGACAACGTGAGTCAGCTGGCCGGATTGCTGACCGGCGATTTATCCAGCGGCATCGGCGTTGTAATCGGCAATCTGAACGACATGCTCGTCGCAGCACAGGAAGCTTACAAAACGGACGGCTGGATTGGTCTCGCAGGCGCGATCACCGGCCTGACGGAGCCTATCAGCACGGCAAAAAACGCTCTCAAGGACTTCGCGAGCAAAGCCACCACATGGCTGGATCAGCTGAGCTATAAACTCAACCGCTTTCTCGGAAAAGCCGCCACAGCAGACTTTGATACCTACGAAGAGTACGCGGATGCAAATAACCGGCAGAGCAACAAAGACCGTTTACGGCAAAATGCCAAAAAAGGCATCGGCATCAGCAACAAGAGCTGGTCGGAGCGTCAGGCGGAGCTGGCGGCAGCCAGCGGCAACGGCGGCAGCTCCATTACAACCAGCCCGTCTGGTCCTTCAACTAGAAAAAGATCCGGCTCCTCCGGCTCCAAGTCCACTACCGAAACGGTCATTTCGTCCATCTCCAGCACGGCTACAACCACCGCGCAGAATGCGCTGGGAACTGTGACCACCAGCATCCAGACCCTTACCGAGAAGGTCAAGGACAGCGCGGGCAAGATCAAAGACCGCATCACCGAGACCACCACCACGACCGGAAAAGAGATGGTGAACGGTGTTGCCACGACCTTTAAGCAGGTCGAGACCAAAGTCAACGGCACGGTCACAAAGGTCACAAAGACCTATGATGACATGTCAAAAACGCTGCTGGGCACCTTTACCAACATTTCTGAAACCACCGTTGACGGCATCACCACAAAGGTGCAGCAGGCGGTGGAAAAGTACGCGGACGACAGCGAGCATATCAAGAAGACCGTCACAGAGACTGGCCAGCGCATCGGCGAGAACGGCGCGGAGACCTACGAGAAGATCATCACCTACATCGACGGCGTTCAAGACAAGGTGACGGAGACCTCTACTCTTATCGACAAGAGCGTGAAGGGCACCCAGAACCGCATTGACCAGCAGCTGAGCGAGGCTTCCGGCCATCTGGATAAGGGCATTTTCGGGCTGGTAAAGAACACCTTCAAAGACGCCAAAAACGGCGACTGGGCAAGTCTTGGGCTGGATTTTGTCAATCTGATCTGGGGCGAAGTGTCGCAGGGACAGCGTGACGTGATCTCTAAGTGGCTTACGGACGCACTGACCGCGGTCAATGAGGGCTACTTCAGCGGTGGCATCGGAAAGGCATTTGATATCTTCCAGAAGCTTTTTTCTGACGGCGGGGTAAAATCCGATATCGACGGTGTGACCAATTCGGTCAAGGCTTTTGGCGAGATCATCGACGGTCTTGCAAAGTCCGGCGGCGTGGGCGGAGCACTAGGCAACATCGTCCAGAGCTTTTCCGGCATGGCAGGTGGCATCACGTCTGCGCTTGGCACTATTGTGTCTTTCGTTGCAGCAAATCCTATTCTTGCCCTGATCCTGGGCGTGGGCGCAGTCGCTGGCGGCATCGGCCTTGCCATGTGGATGGACAAGAAGAATAATCAGAAGCCTGTCAGCCACTACCAGAGCCCCTTTGACAAAACCGGCATGTATGACAGTCTGGGCACCTTCTCCACCCGTGCGGCCCTGCAGTACCGCGTCACCGGCCAGCAGTCCATTGTTGACCGGCAAACCAGCATTCTGGAACGCATCGAGGGGATGCTGGACGAGCATCTGCCTGACATCGGAAAGGGTCAGGTAGTCATGGACTCCGGTGAACTGGTGGGTGTGCTGTCGACCCGCATGGCGACCAACGTAGATGCACGCATCGGCGTGACAGTGGAACGGAAAGCGAGGGGTGTGTAATGGCAAAGCTTCTGGGGGCAAAAATCGGCAATTTTCACACCCTGAAAGATTGGGGGCTGTACCTCAAGGTAGGCAGCCCTAAAATCGGCGCGGCAGAACCGGAAGAATACCTTGTGCAGGTCACCGGATCCGATTCACTGCTGAACCTGACCACATGGGACGATGGCAAGGTGCACTATAAAAAGCGCACCATCACCATGGAACTGCTGTGCAACGCGCCAAAAAGCAAGTGGCCCAGCATCGAAAGCACCATCGCCAACGCCATTCATGGCAAGTGGCTGCAGTGCCGCTTTGATGAAGACCCGGCGTGGTACTGGGAAGGGCTTTGGAAAGTCACACCATCCCGCGACCGGCTTTCCAGCACCTTTACCATCACCGGCACCTGCAACCCCTTCAAGCGCAGCGTCTACGACGGCACCAACGACTGGCTGTGGGATGACTTCAACTTTGAAACGGACATCGTGCGCAACTACACGAATATCCCGCTCAAGGCGGGCGAGGACAAAGAGGTGTCCATCACCGGTGCACCGCGTGCGGCCGGCATCTACTTCCAGCGCAGCGAGACCGCCGCAAACATCGCGGTGTCTCTCAATGGCTTTGAGGTGGGCATTCTGGCCAAGTCCACCGACTGGCAGTATATCGAGGGGCTTACTATGCCGGATGGCGTAGTGGGCACCCTCGTTTTTGCTGCATCGGCAGACTGCAGCATCAGCATCAAGTATTTGGGGGCAAGCCTATGAGTTACAAAGTTTATGCTGGTGTGCAGACGGATGTAGACACATGGAAAACTAAGGTCTGTATCCACGATATCAGCGACATTACCGACACGAAAAAGCTCATCAGCCCCACGCTGACCCGCGAAGTGGGTAAAGCTGGCTCTTTTGAGTTTACCATGCCGCTGGGCAATGTGGCACACTCTGCGCTGCAAAAGCTGCGCACTACGGTAGAGGTGGAACAGGACGGCGTTTCCATCTGGCAGGGCCGCCCCATGAGCCATGAGCAGGATTTTTTGATGCGTCAGAAAATCTACTGCGAAGGAGAGCTTGCGTATCTGAATGATAGCGGTCTTGCGCCGTACGCTGCAAAAAATGTGAGCTTTTCGCAGTTTTTGGAATGGATCTGCGATAACCACAACGGAATGGTAGATGCATACAAAGCTTTTACTCCTGGCAATGTGCAAATGGACATTCCCATGATCGTGCCCTATATCGACGGCATCAAAGTCGTGCAGGTGGGTTACAGCTACGATTCTAATGATGGAGATTACATTTACCATTGGGGAATTGTAGATCCCGTGGATGGAAAGACGAATATTTTCTATGAGGAAACAGAGATCAACAAAGCTTCCTGCCTGAGCTGGGAAATCGATGAAGAGCACATTGCGGAAGGTCGCATTATTTCACGGATTGGAAGCAACAATTTCCGCGTGCGTCTGCTTGCAGCCTATGTAAAGGGCAAAACGTACGCCGCAAAGGTCGAAGTGAAAAAAGCCGAAATCGTCTGCGGTACTTGCAACAAGAATTTTGGCACGTACTCCATTTATAACGTCGAGCAGGCATCTGAATCCAAGACCTTTAAGATCACCGAGCAAAACGGGAAATACAGCCTTGCTATCAACGGCAAGACGGATCCCCGCTTTTCGTTTGATGTCAAGGAACCTACATACAGCTTTGGCGATGGAAAAAACTACGGCGTTACATGGGACATCTTGCAGAGTGAGCTGGTGGAAAAGTACGGCGGATATCTGGTGCTGCGCCATGCAGAGGATCCTAACGGAAAACCGCGCCGGTATCTGGACTATCTGCAGGCGATCACCGATAAAAACAGCCAGACGGTGGCTTTTGGAACAAACCTGCTGGATTTGACCAACAACGTCAAAGCAGAGGATATCTACACGCGGGTGATCGCGGTAGGTGCCAAAAAGATAACATGGCTTGTTTTTTCATGGGGAGAAACCATTACAGAAACCGCAAACGATTTGGCTGCGCAAAAGCTTTTTGGCATCATCACAAAAGTGATCTTTATTGAAGGCATCGAAAGCACGCCGCAGTCTTTGCTGGATGCGGCAGAGGAAGAACTCGCCAAAAATCTGCGCTATCTGAACGGCATGACGGTCAAAGCGGTCGATCTGAAAGACGCTGATATTGATGTCAGCCGTATTGCAATTGGAAAGCAAACGCACATTTTCTCTGCACCGCATGGTGTAGATACCTGGCTGCTGTGCTCCAAGCTTGTTGAGCCGTTGGATTCGCCGGATAAAAAGGAGTTTACATTCGGCACTGAGTTTTCCAGCATCAGCGACCTGCAGGCTTTGAGTGCACGCAAAGCGTCCGATGCTTACGATTTGAGTCGATCGCTCAAAGGGTACATGTCAGGCTAATGAGATAGGAGGTGTTTTATGGATAAAACTTTTGATGAAGCCATTGCGGGAATCCGTAAGGCTGAGCGCGGCGTGGAAGTCCGCGAGGACATCGCACAGGGCATGGAGTACGTCAAGCAGTACGCCGATGAAGTGACAGACCAGCAGCAGGCCGCCCTGCAGGCCGCTCAGACCGCCACCGGAGCAGCCAGCACCGCGACGAAAAAGGCCGCAGCAGCTGCAGAGAGCGAAAGCACCGCCCGGACCTTCTCCACCAGCGCAGCCAAAAGCGCACAGTCAGCATCCGTAGACGCAACGAACGCGGCGAGTTCTGCCGCTTCTGCCAAAGCTGAAGCGGACAGGGCTGCGGCTATTGTACGCACCGATAAGACGCTAAGCGTCGAGGGCGCTCCGGCTGACGCAAAGGCTGTTGGCGATGCGCTGAAAGGCGTGATAAGCGCAGACGCTGTAAAGACCTTGATTGCAGACGCTCTGGCAGAAGACCATGCCAAAATCAAATTTTGGATTTCGGAAGACCCCACCAGCCCTGCCGCACTGTTCGGCGGTACATGGCAGGAGATTGCACAGAACCGGGCGCTGATGGGTGCCAGCAGCAGCCACGCAGCGGGCACCACAGTCGAAGCCGGTTTGCCGAATATTACTGGCTCTGTTGTGCCTAAGTTAGAAAATATTTTCAATTCATTCATTTCTGAAAGTGGAGCTACAATGACAGGCGCTTTCTATAACACAGGGGTATTTAGTTCTTATGGCGGTGCTGATGCTTCTGTCACCAATAGTGTCCCGAAAGATTTGTATTTCGACGCTTCCCGCTCGAATTCTATTTACGGCCGCAGCGCCACCGTGCAGCCTGCCGCCTACTATGTGCACATCTGGCGGCGCGTGGCCTGAGAAAGGAGGTTTTGAACCATGAAGATCATTGACGAGACCGGCGCGGTCGTGGAGAACCCCGACCTGACACTGGGCTACCTGACCACCAGCACCGAAGAAGTCACCCACCCCGCCGTAGAGGGCGTGGAGGAGCAGTGGCACTGGGAGACCGTGACCGAGTATCCAAACGGTGGCAAGGACGTGCAGAAGATCGTTGACCGTCCCGGCGTTCAGGCGCAGGAGGAATGGGTGGAACAGGTGCCCATCCAGAAGTACATCCGCTACACCGCCGAAGAGCTGGCCGCGCAGGAAGAAGCACGCAAAAAGGCCGAAGCCCGGGAGAAGCTGCCGGACACGGTGGCGGCACTGCAAAAAGAAAACGAGATGTTCAAGCAATGCTTGCTTGAAATGAGCGAGATTGTGTATGCATAAAATCACACAAAAATTAGAAAGGTTGGTACGTATGATGGCTAAGTTGTGGGCACAGGAAATTATGTTCGCTGAGACTATGGAGGATGCAAAGGCTCTGTATGAGCGCTGCCCCCGCCTGCTGAAGGAGAAGGTCAAGGCGATTCTTATCAAGAGCGGCTTTGAGGAAATCACGCAGTAAGGAGGACGCTATGGCTGAAATCATGGATGTGTCCCGGCATCAGGGCGCAATCAACTGGGAGAAGGTCAAGGCAAGCGGGAAGGTGGACGGCGTGATGATTCGCGCCATGGGCAACAGCGCAGCGGGCAGACCCAGTGCGCCCTACACTGACCCGCAGTTTGCTCGCAACTATGCCGAGTGCAAGCGGCTGGGCATTCCCTGCGGCGTGTATGGCTATTTCAAGGCAGTCAACCGGGAGCAGGCCGACAAGGAGCTGGCCTATTTCAAGAAGCTGCTCACCGGCCGGAGCTTTGAGCTGCCGGTGGCGGTGGACATCGAGGACGATGCGCAGCAGCCGCTGGGCAAGGCCGCGCTGACCGACCTGACGGCTCACATGCTGAGCACGGTGGAAAGCTGGGGCGTGTACGCTCTGCTCTACACCGGCTTGTGGTTCGGCAGCACCTTCCTGTACATGGGCGGCGCGGCACTGAAGCCCTACGACGTGTGGCTGGCGGCATACCGCACGAAGAAGCCTGCTCCCAGCTGGCCCTTTGGCATGTGGCAGTACACCAGCAAGGCCCGTGTGCCGGGCGTGAGCACTAATGTGGACATGAGCCACGCTTACAAGGACTATGCGGGTATCATCAGCAAGAAGGGTCTGACCCGTCTCCGGGAGGGTAAATGACCGAAAAAGAAGCTTTACTGTGGGTGCTGGGCATCTTGGGCAGCCTGTGCGCTGCAGTCATCACCATCGACAAGGTGCTGGACATCATCCACAAGTACGTCAAAAATGCACAGGCCCCCGACGATGCGCAGAACAAGCGAATGGATACGCTCGAAAAAAGACTTGGCGTGCTGGAACAGGGACAGCTTCAGCACGCACAGGCCCTTGCAAGAGACCTGCGCCGCTTTGACGGCCTCGATGAAGAGATGCGTCTCGTCCTTGTTGGCGTGCAAAATCTTTTGGATTCGCAGCTGTCCGGCAACAACCGCGAAGGTATGCAAAAAAGCAAATCCGATATCAACAACTACCTGCTGAAAGGAGTAACAAATCATGGAAGCAATGTTTAATTTTATCCCCGCACCCATCGCACTGGTACTGATGTTCATTGGCTTTGCCGCGCTGGCTGTTGGCGCTATCCGGCTGGGTTACAAGCAGTACGTCAAGGACTGGGCGCTGGAGCTCGTGACCATCGCCGAGGACAGCATCATGGGCAGCGGCCAGGGCGCAAAGAAAAAGGCGCAGGTTTTTGCCGCACTGCGCGGCGCACTGCCGGACTGGCTGAAGCCTTTCATCACCGATGAAGTGCTGGACAGTGTGATTGAAAAGGCTGTCAGCATGATGAAAAAGGCACTGGCAGACAAGAAGCCTACCATCAACAAGGAGTAATTTATGATCGAGCAAAGCGTATCTCTCGCATCCAATGGCGTCGTCAAAGTGCCGGGCTATGAGCAGCTGGTGCGCTTTGGCTACACCAAGAACCGGGGCGTGTACCGCCTTGCCGTCAGTGCCACTGGCGAGTGGGAAGGGCTGACTATTCGGGCGTTCTGGCACGTTCCGGACGGCAAAGACCCGGCATCCTCGCTGGTGGTGGACGGCTATGTGGACGTGCCCGCCAGCGTCACTGCACAGCCCGGCAATGGTTGCATCACCTTTGAAGGCAGCGACGGCACAAAGACCGTCACCAGCGCTGACCTGCGGTATCGTGTCAGCGCCAACAGCGGCACGGAGGACGGCACAGAGCCGGAACCGGGCACTCCTGCATGGCAGCAGCTGGTGGATGCCGTGCACACCGATGCCACCGCCGCAGAGCAGGCCAAGACCGACGCACAGACAGCAGCACAGCAAGCCGCCACCAGTGCGGGCAGTGCCAGCCAGAGCGCTCAGGAAGCCGCTGACAGCTTGCAGGAGCTCAAGGACGGCATCGCAAGCGGTGACTTCAAAGGCGAAAAAGGTGACCCCGGCCCTGCCGTAGCACTGGACACCACCCTCACCCACGAGGGCGAAGCCGCTGATGCAAAAGCCACAGGTGACGCTATCAGCGCAGTAAAGGCCCGGCAGAACATTCTTGTGGGCACTGAAACAGGCAACCCTATCTCCGTTGACGACGCTTTCCCTGCGCCCTTGTGCGGCCTGACCGTGTACGGTAAGAGCACGCAGGACGGCACACCCACGCCAGATGCACCTGTGCCTATTGTGAGTGCAGGTGACGGCGGGAGCGTGACGGTGACCTTGAGCGATGGGAAAGGCAAAACGCAAACTCTCGCCCTTCCCACCCCAACCGGCTTGCCCGGCATCCCTGTCACCTCTGGCGGCAACTACACCGACAGCACGGGCCAACAGTGGGTGTGCGACGAGGTGGACTTGGAGAGAGGGGTGAAGGTGCAGAGGATTTACGAGGTTGATGTTGACGGTGAAAACGTTAAGTTTGAACAAGCTGATGTCTACGCCAATCTTGCACCAAAAGGAATACCAATCGCCTTGGTGTCCGGAGGAGAAGGAGCACGCGCAATTAGTACGTTTACTAGTTTACCGTGGTTTTACAATAAGGCTAGTCAATTCCTATATCTGATAGCGGCTAATATTTCTGACCAGCTCAACGAGTCTTGCAAAAAGCAGCTGGGTAAAATCTATTACGCTCTCGCTACCCCCATCGAAACCCCGCTCACCCCTGACGAAATCGCCGCCTACAAAGCCCTCACCGCTTACGGCCCTGACACGGTGGTGCAGGCGAGCGACGGCGCGGGGGTCAAGTTGGACTACCAGCGGGACGTAAATCTCGTCGTCAAAAATTTTGAGGACGCCATTGCGTCCATGACTACCACATAAGGAGGTACTTATGGCAATTAAATCCAAATCCCGTCATGACCTGACCTTGCGCTCCATCAAGCGGGAGATCGCTGCCGGACGTGACGTGGCATACTGGCTGGACAAGGCGTACACCCATCTGGACAGCGGCCTGCTGACGGAGGACGACATTGCAGGGGTGGAAGCCCTTGCACAGGCGTACTACGACGCTCTGGATGCGAAAGACAAGGCGAACGCTGAGAAAATCACACTGTAAGGAGGCATAACACATGAACGCAGTAAATGTCGAAGATTTGCTCGATTTGATCGAATCCATGAAACGCATATCTGCGGATGAAATTATCGCTGCATCAAAAGAGAACAACAAGCTGGAGCGCATTGCACACATCGCAACGGAAGCAACTTATACGGCTGTTATCGAAAAGTTGGAAAGCCTCCACGTGTACGCAGTAACCGTTTTGGATAGCAAGGAGTAAAGCAATGAGTAGGCTCGATTCAAGAAAAGTAACTGGCTTCCAGCAGGACAGGATGAAGTTTGTCCTTGACAGTGCAAAACAACTTGAAAAATGTATCAATGATGTTTGCCATGATGGACGTGAAAAGTCTCTTGCCATGACAAAACTAGAGGAATGCGTGATGTGGGCAAACAAATCAATTTCGTTTGAAAACGGCTAAAGGAGGATATCATGGGCACTGCATACGAGCATTTTGTTGACACCAACAAAATGTACGCCGCACAAGAGCAATTTCGTGACCTCACGAAAATGGTCTGCGCACGTCTTCGCGGCCTCACGAAAACATACCATCCCGGCAATGTCAACAAAATGGTGACGTTTTGTCACCAGTTTGCCGTGCTTGGCAATATGGTGCGTAACGCCGGACAGCTGCCGCAGCCTTTCTGGCTCGGTACTGCCTGTGGCGGCGGCTCGTGTGGTGCTGCCCGCTGCGCTGCAAGGACTTGACCGACAGCAGATGACCGCAGCCATCAAAAGCGCACCGCTTGGGAGGGTAGACCGTAAGATAGCCTTACTGCGGTACGTTGAGCGGCTCCCACTGCCGGACATTGCAGCGCAGGTCCACTACTGCCGCCAGTCGGTTTCGGCTCGGCTGGACGGAATTGCAAAAGTTTTTGAGTAAGAATCCCCTGCTTTTCTGAAGCCTTGCGTGCCACGCGAGGCGTTCTGTAGGAAAAGCAGGGGATTTTTTGTTTTACAGAAGATTATAATGCTCAGCCAGCAAAAAGCGGACATACGCCGGGCACGCACGCTTTTCTCCGCACCAGTCCTGCACGGTGCGCCGCGGGACGCCCGCCTGCTTTGCAAAAGCAGTCTGCGACAGGCCAGTGCGGGCCACCAGCTCACGCATTGGAAGATGAGCTAAATCCCAGATGGTAGACAGTCTTGCCTTCTCGGCATCCAGATCCACGCACCCGTCGGCATCGTCCGGGATGCTGAGGGTAACACTGTTAAGGAAGACCTCGCGGGATGCTTCCGGGTCGGCAGCCATAATAAAGAGTTCAGCAGTAGTATACATAGTCTTCTCCTTTCAAATGCGGTCTTTTGCGGACACGCTGATTTTGCGGATAAAGCCGTCTGGGAACCTCTCACCGCTCCAGAGAGAGCCGAGATCTCCGTCGCCTCCGTTGTCGCGGGGATATTCATAGAAAGCGGTCATGCCGAAGCGGTCATTGGAACGGCGCAGCTTTACGATGCGGTCGGGAGCAAGCGCGATCTCCCGTGTGAGCCTGCCGTTTTCGTCCAGCGCGTCCTCGCACAGCCACTCAAGAGCCGTGATGAAATCGTCCATCGTGATGGTGGAGTGGGCTGCCCAGTCCTTAAAAATGCGGCTGTTGCCTGCAAGGACGATTTTCTTTTTAATTTCAAAGTTATTCATAATGCCCTCCTTATTTTACACAGGATGATGGTATCAAAATTCTTCTTCAGGAAGAGGGCCGAGAGCATACGGCCAAGTGTCATTCCAGACAGGGCGGCTGCTATTTTCCTTGCAAGAGTTTCTAAGAGCGACAAGAACGCTGTGCTCAGCAGAGGCTTCAACGGTCAGATACTCATCTAACTCGGGTTTGCTAATCATTCCATTTCTAAGAGCGATACGGCGCTTTTCACCTTCAGCTCGGAAGGCGTTAAAGGCTTTTTTAACGAGATCAAAACGGTTCGTCAAATTCTTTTCTTTTGCGATGTAATTGTACTTGCCAGAAGAAATGATTTCTTTCACGCACTCAGCCTTGCGAAGATCGCGTCTTGCCACTTCCCAAGCAAAATGCAGAGCCTGAGATAAAGAGACCTGATAAACGCCGCCAACACAGTTCGCGCGCATCATGCGCCAAGCGTCTTTCATGATTTTTTTCAGATCATACTTTTTCATATTTATTTCCTCCGTTTGGCATTTGTCCTTCACTGTTTTTATTATACACGCATTGCGTGCAATTGTCAAGGTTTTTTGAAAACTTTATACGCGTTGCGTGCAAACACTTGAGCGCTCACGCGGCTTTGTGCCATGTGGGCGCTTTTTCTTTTTGGCGTTCGTTTGACGTTCGTTTAACGCACGGATTTAGCAGAAAAGGTACTATGGGCGCAAAGGGAGGGGAGCGCCATGTGGCACAAGTTTAACCCCAACCCCCACGGGAGCGGCGTTGGAGACTGTGCTGTTCGGGCGGTAGCAGCGGCCACCGGCCAGAGCTGGGAGCAAGCTTATATCAGCCTTGCGCTCACTGGTTACGCCCTCGGCGATATGCCCAGCGCCAACCGCACATGGGGCGCATACCTCCAAAAGCAGGGCTACAAGCGCCGCATGGTGGAGGCGGACTGCTCCGCCTGTTACACCGTGGCAGATTTTGCCCGGGAGTACCCAAAAGGCGTGTATGTACTGGGCTGCTCCGGCCACGTTCTGGCCGTCATCAACGGCGACTGGTGGGACAGCTGGGACAGCGGCGCGGAATGCCCGATCTACTACTGGTATAAGGAGGAAAACGATGCCGATTTATAACGGATACCCTCAAGTGTTTTACCCGCAACAGCCGCAAGGGCAGCTTGAACAGCTCAGGGCAGCACAGTATCAGCCCCAGCCCGTCATGATACCGACAATGCAGGGGCAGGCCGCACCGACTGACAGCGGCTTTATCTGGGTACAGGGTGAAGCGGCAGCCCGAGGCTATCTGGTCGCCAACGGGAGCCGTGTGCTTTTGCTGGATGCCGATTCCGATACCTTTTACATCAAAGAAGTGGGGCAGGACGGAAGGCCGTTCCCGCTCCGCATCTACGACTACAAGGAACGCACCAGCGGCCCCAAAGCGTCGATTGCAGCCGCACAAGCCGCAAGCGGGGAGTATGTCACTCGTAAGGAGTTTGACGCGCTGGCGGCAAAGCTGGCGGCTTTGGAAAAGCAAGAAGTGCCGAAGCCGGAAAAGGAGGGCTAAGCGATGGGCAGCAGCTTGTTTAATTCGATGGGCCGACAGACCCAGAACCCTATTGGTGGGCAGTTTCAGCAGTTTATGGGCCAGATGCAGGGCAAAAACCCGCAGGAGATGATAAGCCAGATGCTCACCTCCGGCCAGCTCTCACAACAGCAGCTCAACGCCATTCAGCAGCGGGCGCAGCAGATCGCGCCGATGCTCAACGGCATGAAAAACATGTTTGGATTCTGAAATGCGGCCGCATTTAGAATAAATTTCAAAATCTAACGTAAAGGAGTAAAACTATGTCTCTTTCTTCTGATAGCACGGTTCTGACCATGCCGGTACAACCCGCCAACGGCTACAGCAACGGCTTCAACGGCTGGGGCGGCGACTGGATGGGCTGGATCGTCCTCTTCCTGATCTTCGGCATGTTCGGCTGGGGCGGCATGGGCGGCTTTGGCTGGGGCGGCGGCATGGGCGGCGCTTCGCCTTATATGACCAGCGCCGTAACACAGGCGGACCTGCAGCGCGGCTTCGACAACCAGAGCGTCATGAACAAGCTGAACGGGCTGGAAAGCGGCCTGTGTGACGGCTTCTATGCCATGAACACCGGGATGCTTCAGGGCTTCAACGGCGTGCAGCAGGGCCTGAACGGTGTCACCAACGCCATGCAGCAGGGCTTCAACGGCACCAACGTTGCGCTGATGCAGGGTCAGAATGCTCTGGCTACACAGCTGGCAGACTGCTGCTGCAAGACCCAGACCGCGATCCAGGGCGTTAACTACAATCTGGCCACTCAGGAGTGCGACACCCGGAACCAGATGCAGCAGGGCTTCTGCGCAACGCAGAACGCCATGAACAACAACACCCGGGACATCATCGAGAATCAGAACAGCAACACCCGCGCGGTGCTCGACTTCCTGACCAACGATAAGATCGCCACCCTGCAGAGCGAGAACAACGAGCTGCGCCGGGCTGCTTCTCAGGATCGCCAGAGCGCGTTCCTGACCACCGCGATGAACGCGCAGACCAACCAGATCATCGGGACTCTGCAGCAGAAAGCTCCCGTGCCTGCCTATCAGGTGCCCAACCCCAACGCCATTTACTATGGCTGTGGGACCGGCTGTGGCTGCGGCAACTGCGCATAACCGAATCACGGCAACTTTTTCCAAAATGGGAAATGTTCAGCCCCTGAGCTGATTTTGCAAACCAGAGCGCCGGGGCAAAAGTCCCGGCGTTTTTCTATGAAAGGAGCCGATAAAATGGCTGAATTTAGCAACTCCAACACCGTCATCGTGGCGGCGGGGGAAAACCTTCCCCTGACCGAGACCGCAGTGAAAGCCCCTGCTTGTATCGTGCACCGTGAGGGAAGCGGCCTTGTGACCTTGCGCGGTCTGCCCAGCGGGCAGTGCCGGGCCCGTTTCAAAGTAAGCTTTGGCGGCAATATCGCCATTCCCACCGGCGGCACCGTGGGACCCATTTCCGTGGCGCTGGCTGTCGGCAGTGAGTCGCTGACCAGTGCGACCGCCATTGTCACCCCGGCGGCAGTCGAAAATTACTTCAACGTTTTTGTGGCTGCTTTCATCGAGGTGCCGCGCGGCTGCTGCGTGACCGTAGCGGTTAAAAACACCAGTACGCAGGCTGTCAGCATTGCAAACAACAATCTGATCGTTGAGCGGGTAGCATAAGAAAGGAGATAAAGTCATGCTGGATAAACTGAATCACCTGAAGGATGAGATGTGCGACGAGCTCATGGAGCTGACCGACAAAAAGAACCGGTCCCCTGGCGATGTTGAGATGATCGGCGAGATCGTGGACATCATTCTGGACATCCACCGCATCGAGGATTACTGCGAAGGCGGCGAGTACAGCCGCGCGGGCGAGTGGGAAGCTGACATGCGCGGATCCTTCAACCGCGATGCCGGAAACGGTTACAACCGGGGCAACAGCTACGCCAACCGTGGCCGTCACTATGTGCGCGGGCACTACTCCCGCGCGGATGGCCGTGAGCGCATGATCTCTGACATCGGGGACATGATGCAGGAAGCCACCGGTGCAGAGCGTGACGCCTACAAGCGGGCGGCAGACATCCTGCGGAACGCATAAGGAAGGAGGACGGCAGGCATGGATATTGACGAGATCAACGAGCATATCCGCAAGCTCAAGTGCGAGGAAACCAGCTGGCAGAGCGTCAACAAGCTTGCCGCCCTCTGCACCGTGCGGGACGAGCTGGAGGAAGCACACGCGCCTGAAACGCAGACCCAGGCATTGCCACCCGCGACTTATGCGGCGGCGTACTCCACAGCAACGGAACCGCAAAGCGACTTTGTAGCGGCTGCCAGCTCTGTTCCTTTCGGCGGTCTGATGCAGGTGCTTGACGAGCACATGAAGGCAATAAAGCTGGCGTACCCGAAAGAGTATGAGCTAGTAATGCGGAAGATAAGCGACTTGTAAAAAAGCATAGAATGTGCTATTTTTACATAGTATTCAACGCTGTGGCACGAGGTGTATAGTCTAACAATAAACCAACAAATCAATAATTATTTGCATAAATACGTCAAATAAACTTGATTTGTAATCAGTGGGTTGCAGGTTCAACTCCTGTCACCAGCTCCAAAAATAAACGCACGAACGATAAAAACAAATCGTCCGTGCGTTTTTCTTTTTGCTTGAAATGCCTTAAAATCTCCTGAATGAACGTGATAATCTAACAAACAATCTAACAAATCAGTACTTCATCTTCTGCATTTCCTGCAACAAATAGGCTGGATCGTTGTGGGACACGTACTTGTTTGCCGTGGTGGAGAAATTTTTGTGACCCAAGATGGCCTGCACCGCGGTCTTTTCCAGACCACACTCCACCATCTTGCTGCTGGCTGTATGGCGCAGCGTGTGTGGATGCACGCCCTCTATATGGCATTCCTGCATCAACGCCCGGAACTTTGTAGCCACGTTTCGCTTATCCAGCTTTGTGCCGGCCTTGGATGGAATCAGCCATTCACACCCGCTGTCCAGCATCCAAAAGGCAACGATCTTGTAAATGGGATCAAGGATGGGGATGATGCGGTTCTTGCCCGCTTCTGTCTTTTCACCGCCCTGCATGTACCGCTCTTTCAGGTGCACATCCTCGCAGCGCATAGAAAGCAGTTCGTCAATGCGCATACCGGTATAAAGCAGCACCATTGCGATTTGCGCCGTCTGCCCAAATTTCGGGTCATTCTGTCGGCTGCTGATCCGCTCGATCTCTTGAGCGGTCAGGGTGCGCTCTGCTTTTCCTGTAGCCGCCGGGAGCTGCAGCAGCATGGCGTAATTTTTGTTTATGATGTCCTGCGCCATTGCCCACTCGCAGATCTGGCTGAAAAGTGTGCGCTGCTTTTCGCAGGAGCTGCGGGAGAGCCCATTTTCCACCATTGCGTCAATGACCTGTTGATAATCTGCCGCTTTCAAGTCCCGCAATTGTCGGTCGTATAGCGGCGCAGCCTTTGCATAGGCCAGCTCGTACCCCTTTTGCATGTCTGTGCTGAGTTTTTCAAATTTGGGCTGCGCTTTCCATTGGGCATAGGCATCCGCAAAGGTGCACTTCAGACGCGCTGCGGGGGTGTTCTGGGCGTTGTAAGCGTCTAATGCTTGTACGGCTTCGCCTGCCGTTTCAAACGTGCCCAGAACGTCCCTGCAGGCCGTAAGCGCCACATACGGTCTTGCCCGTGCCCCGCTCAGTTTATACACGCTGCCGCTGCCCTTTGGACGGCGGCGCTTTTTTCTTTGCTGCGGGGCGGCTTCCGGCTGCTTCTTCCCGCACCACGGACAAAAAGAAGCACCATCCGGGATTTCCTTCCGGCAGCATGGTCTCACGCATTTCATGGCTTACTCCTTTTTCTGCCCGATATATCCGAATGCGCCATTTTCAGCAGCGGCCCTTCCGGCCTTGTAGTTGATCTTCAGGTCGTCAATGGGAGGGTGCGGAGCGTCCGGGCATGGGTCTAATCCCATGCTCTGGGCAAAGTTGTATTGGTCGATGATTGTTCCGCATATGCTGACCCGGTTATTGAGCGGGCAGTGCAAATTTGCAGCTATCTCCGATATGACAGCAGGCGGGCTGCTGCCGTGACTGCCTTTCAGTATGAAGAGAAGCAGCCTTTTTGTCAGCGGCGGCAGTTTTACCACGATACGGCGCAACTCCGCGTTTAGCTCATCGTCCGCCTTGCCGTCATCCGGCACTTTGTACAGATCCGGGTGGGTCATCTCCATGAACACCGTGATGGGCGACACCCCACACGCCGTGCACCAGTCCATGATCTCGTCACTGTCCGGGCTGGTGCATCCTTTTTCCCAGCTCTGCACGGTGCGCTCTCCTTTTTCGATGCGCCTTGCAATCTCCGCTTGGCTCAGGCCAGCAGACACCCGCGTTTTTGCAAGTGCCTTTCCGATTTGGCTCGCTGTAAAATAACTCATACTTTCACCCCCATAAAACCAGTGTGTTTTTAACAAAAAATGGCGCAGAAAAAGTCTGCGCCATTCGACAAATTTTATCCGTATTTTGTTTTCCAACGGCGCATGGTAAAATCTGGATTATAAATCGTAGATGTGCACAAAAGAAAGGAGAAAACAAAATGGATTTTGAGCAAAGAAACGTCAAAGAAGCTGAAATGACCATCATCGATGGAATGCCTGCCAGCATCCTGACCGGCACCGACCACACCCCTGCACCCTGGGAGGAATGAGTTATGAAAAAGCTGTCACACTTTCGCACCCATGCCCGTGCCCTGCTGGCCTGCTATTTGGATATGACCCCAGAGCAGCAGCGCCTTGCTCGTGCTTACATTCTAGATAAGGCCCTGCCGGAGGTGCAAGCCCTGCGTAACGCAGCCGGTACGCCCGGCGGGGCGCTGGCTGCTGACCTGTTGCAAAATTTGCAACAACCTTGCAACCGCGAATAACAACGCGCATATTTTGCACATTGCTCGTGCATGTCGCGCGTATCTTGCAAATACGCATTTTTTGTGGATTTTTCCACTAAAAGCAGTGCACGAATGGGGATTGACGACCACAACCAGCAGTTTTATAATATGGTTGTGAACAGGCTTACAGGCCAAGCAACTGAGATTTCTTTGCGTTGTACTCCGCTTCCGTGATGGCCCCCATATCCAGTAGCTGCTTAAACTTCAAAAGTTCATCGGCGGAGCTGGGGGCAGCCGGAGCGGTGCCCCACGGCTGTTCTGAAGAGCCTTTGCAACTCTTGAGAAACGCAGTCATTCCGCCTGGATAAACCGTTGTCAGCAAGTTGCTTTCGCCTAGTGGAAGCGCAAAGTGGATAGACACGCTCTCTTTACTGCGGCCCTTGCGGGTCTCTGTTTTAGCGGTGGCAGCGCCCACGATCGCACCCACAGGCCCGGCAACGGTTGCACCGATCACGGCACGGCCAATACCGCCCTTTGTCTCTGTCATCGTCAGATCGTCAGGCGCGTCAGATTCATAACCGGCGACTTCATCAAAGCTGTAGATCATGCGAGGGCCTTTATCACCACTGCGGTGCCCAATGCAAAACATCCGGTTGGGTTTGTCAATCGACACAAAGAGCGCGTCACCATCATAGATGGAATCGGTTTCTTTGAAAACCTTCCGACGCTGTTCCAGTGTAGCCCAGTAGTCCGCAAGGGCAGCTTTCGGTTGCTTTGCTGCCCGGATGCCCAATTTTGAAAAGAAAAAGTTGCTGCAGCTGGCGCAAATCAAGCCGTCCGCGCTTTTCTCACGGTTCAGAAGACCCAGCTTGCCGCCGCATATGGGGCAGATATTCGCCATGATTACACCTCACCTTTTGATTTTATAAAATTCTGCATTTTGTCGAAACGCAAAATCACACAACCCATCATCGAATTTGTAATTCGTTCATCCGAAAAAGAATCTTTCCACTTTTGAATAGAGGCTGCTTTTCCCTTTTGAGTTTTCAAAGTCAGGAGTTTTTCAAGCTGCTTGATATAAGAATTTTCGACAACAACCTCAAAAAGGTCAACAAGAGAAAACTTCATCATGTTATAAAGCTCAGTAGGGCTAAAATCAAATTTGAACCCCATCCTCTCATACTTCTTGAGCTCATCGAGCGTATCAAGAATCATATCATATCTTGAAAACAGAACATCGATATCTGAAGTCCTCTCTATCACTAGAAAAGAGTCCAAAACTTTCCGTATCCGTTCTGGTATTGTTTCTTCTGGGAAATCCACAAATTCTTTCCCAGTGTCAGGATCGATTAAAACAACTGGCTCTGGTGATTTGCTCCACTTAGCGTTCGGGCGCACAAAATGCAACGACTCTTGGACTTCGGGATCATCTTTTTTCTTGAAGACCGCATTGATAACCCGCGTGATATTTTTCCGAAATCCAACATTCCATATCACGGGAACCACCTCACACATATTAAATTTTACATCACATAGGAGGCATCAGAATGAACACCACAGACCGACAAGGCTACATTGACGCAATTATCAAACTGCTGGAAAAGGCAGACCCGCACAAGCTGCGCCTGGTCTGGGTTTACGCCAGCAAGCTGATTAAATAAATCAAGGTAGCAAAAGAAGGGGAACCCTTACGGGTTTCCCTCTTTTTTTTGCAGCTTTTCAGCCATCCGCTCCAAAAGCTTCCAGTCCTCGGGCTCCAGCTCTGCCAGCATCTCCACAAATCGACGCTTGAAGTCGTCTCCCTCATCCGCCGTAATGTCGGCGAGGAACGCTGCAAGCTTTTCCGATTGGGTGATCTGGTTGAACATCTCCCCTTCACCCGTGCGCAGCCACGTCTCATTGACGTTGAACTCACGGCAGATGTCAGAAATTGTTCTGTCGCTGGGAGCCTTCCGGCCCGAGCAAAGCTCAGAAACGAAGGGCTGAGAAACACCAAGACGATTGGCAAAGTCAACCTTCTTGATTTTGAGCGCTGCAATGATTTGCTCAATCCGAGTGTTCATTGGCGACGCCTCCTTGCACCTTTATTATACAGCAAGCACAAAGCTGTGTCAATAGAAAAAATTAGCTGAGCGAAGAAAAAAGTGTTGACATGATAGCTTAGCTATGCTATAATATAGCCAAGCTAAGAAACACAAACACACAGGAGGACAAAACCATGAACGCACTTTCTATTAACATTCCGGCCAACTTCATTGCAAGCTGCGAATGCACCTTGCAGCGGTACAACGCCGCAAAGACCGACGCAGAGCGCCAGGCCGTTCTGGACCGCCAGACGGTGCAGGGCCTTTGGTGGGCGATTGGCTTTGTCAGCAAGATTCCTGCCGCTTGCATGAGCGAGAAGGAGCTGAAGCATGCGATCCGCCTCACCCACTTCCGCGGCACTGTGTGCCCGGAGTTTAAGGCTTGAGAGGAGGAGGTTTGAATCATGAAACGCTATAAGGTGTACGTCTACGACACGGTTGATAAGTTCTGGGACTGCTACGAGGTCCTTGCCGAGGACCCGGTGGACGCCCGGAACGTGGCAGTGCAGCGGTTGATCGACGAGACCGGGCACGGTCTGGATTTCTACGAAGTGGCCGATGTGTGCGAAGTCAAAGAGTAAGGGAGGGCTAAGGGATGATGGACGTTTACGAGATCGCAGCTCGGGGCAGGCGCACCCGGGAAGTAGCTGATGCGGACAGCGTTAGTTATGCTGTACCGATAAGGGATTACAACTGGTTCCGCTGGAAGGGATGCCGCCGGTCTGGCCAGTGGATTCACGGCGCGGAAGCCGAGACGCATTGCGATGCACTGCAAGTCTACGACAATGGCGCATGGCACCCGGTCGTTGCTTTTTCTCACGGTTATATGGGCCCGGCGGCTGACTACACCGTGGCTGGCGTGAAGATGTTTAAGGAGGTCTGAACGATGAAAATTTTCAAACAGGATGCACGCACAGGCGTTTCGTGCGGGGTGAATAACTTTGGTGAAGTGTTTTGCGGGAACGATCGTTCGGGTTATACCCTTCCGGATACACCGGAGAATCGGGAGTATGTTCTGGCCGATTTTGATTTCTGGACACAACCCGCCTGATGATGACCCTGCGGCAAGGGTCGAAACCACCCGGCAGCCAGCCGGGCAAGGTCGTGGGTGCCAACCACAGAAGGAGTTGATTATTTTATGGCAAAGGCAAAGAAGAACCGCACCGATCTGGCTGCAGAGCGGTACAGCATCCCCATTGACGGAGCCCACGCTGCGGATACGCTTATCAACGTGCTGTTCGACGGCTTAGAGCCGCAGGACAAGCTGTCCCTGCTCTGGATGGGCATGGGCATGGCTGCGGTGCGCAAGAACGACCGCCAGAACCAGCAGGACGGGGTGGCGTAATGGGAGGAAAGGACATGGACAATCTGAAAACACTGATTCCAGTTAGCTACGATAACCCGGAGCGCCCCACGGTGAGCGGCCGGGAGCTGCACGACTTCTTAGAAGTCACGACCCGGTACAACGATTGGTTTAACCGTATGACCGAGTATGGTTTCACTGAGGGCGAGGACTATTACTCATTTTTGAGTAATAGGTCTGACGGTCTGGCAGGCAAACCCCGCACCGACCACCAGCTCACCATCCCAATGGCCAAAGAGCTGTGCATGATCCAGCGCAACGAGCGTGGCAAGCAGGCACGGCAGTATTTCTTGGCTATTGAAGCCCAGTGGAACAGCCCGGAAGCGGTCATGCGCCGGGCGGTGCTCATCGCAGACCGCAAAGTGAAAGAGCTGCAAAGCGTGAACCGCAGCCTGCTGGCCGAGAACAACGACCTGAAGCCAGATGCAGAGTATGCCCGGGCGGTGTGCGTGGGCAAAAACTGCCGCACCACTACCACCCTTGCCAAGGATTACGGCCTGAGTGCCGAGAAACTCAACAGCATCCTTCACGGCCTGAAGATCCAGTACAAGACCAGCGACGGCCAGTGGGTGTTATACGCAAAGTATAGCGGAAAAGGTTACACCAAAAACCGCAAATCCACGCCATTCCAGCACAAGAGCACCGGCGAGTGGGACACCAAGAACACCACCGTTTGGACGGAAGCGGGCCAGCGGTTCATTTATGAGCAGCTCAAGGCCATTGGCCTGACGCCCGGCATCGACCACAAAGAGAATGTGGAACAGACCGCGTTTGAAAGGGGTGCGTAACATGAAATTTACGATGCGCGATAAGGTTTGCCAGCTGATTGGCAAGTACAACGTGTTGGAGCAGCAGGCTATGGTTAATGTCGCTGGAGGTGCATTTCGCACTATGCTCGGCAAGACGCCTACCAAAGAAGAGGAAAACGCTTCGGAGAAGGCCAGCATTTACCACTGGATGCAGGAGGATTTGAAGCAGCTACTGGAAGAGGACGAATCCCCGGCAGACCCACGCAAGACCGCCCCGGCTGGCAAGTGGCGTGCGGACTCAGCGGCACAGGCAGCCGAGAGAGCCGCAAAGGAGGTGCGGGACAATGGGTGAAGCACTGGCGATTATCATCGCGTTTGCCGCCCTTCTGGGCATCTCGTGGGGCGTTACCTGCGCCGCCGTGTGGGCCATTTGCACGCTGATGCATTGGACGTTCACCTGGGCCGTTGGAACGGCGGCTTGGATCGCGCTCTGGCTCATCGGCAGCTTTGGCAGCCCTAAGAAGTGAGGCGCTGACCATGCCCGCACAGAAGAAGCACTACAACAAGCGTTGGCTTGAACAGCGCTGGGATGCAAGGCAGCCGGAACGGTTGGAGCACATTCGGCTGAAACGGCAGCTGAGAGCAAAAAAGGAGGTGGACGATAATGCGGCCAAGCATCGGGATCGCAGAGTGCTGCCAGATCATGCGGGACAATAACATTTCGGTGAGCGAGCCGATCTTTACCGGTATGATTCAGGCCGGCAGCTTCCCGGCATGGGCGGTGCCATCCATTGACACCAAGAGCGCGGCTCCGCTGATCTCCCGTGCCGGATTTATGGCGTGGGTGAAGGATTTTTACAAGCTCGAAAAGGTTTATACAAAGGAGGACCCGAAAGAATGAAACTCAAATCTACTACTTACTACTGGTTGGCTGTCGTTTTTGGCGGCGTTGGAATGGGCGCAGCTATGGGCGCAGAGGGCACCGCACAGACCACCGGATACATCTCCGGCACGCTGTTTGCGGTGTCGCTGGTGCTGATTTTAGCCGCTGTTCTGCTGGCTCGTCTGGGCTTTGCCGCAGAGGACAGGGAGAGAGCCGCAAATCGGCGCAAGTACGGCAAGATCAACCGCACCCACGCCCGCAACCCGGAGTATCCGGAGAATCAGGAGCGTGGGGCATGATGACGGCCAAAGAGTACGTTGAGGGCAAAGTCAAATCCTACACGCGGCTTGCCGAACGCTGCAAGCGAGAAGCCGAAGCCTCGGATGACATTGTTGTCCGGGCAGGATACTCTGCACGGGCAAACGTCTGGGAGATGTGCGCCGAAGAAATGGACAATGTGCGGGAGATGCTGCAAGAGGAATCTGGGAGATCACGTATGCCTGACACTGTCCTCCATGTCATGTGGTACACCGTGTATGATGCCAAGACCGGAGACCTGATCGCCAGCGGTACGTCTGAGATGTGCGCAAGGCGGCTGGGTTACAAAAGTGCAAACAGCTTTGCGTCTGCGAGCAGCCACAGCCGCAACGGCAGGCGTCGGGCTCGCAAGTACATTTTTGAGAAAGAGCGTATTCGACGTGATGAGGTGGACAGTCTGCCGCCGATACGCCGCAAAAAAAGAAGAGCCTGCCCGTGCGCCAACACGGACAAGCCCAAAGGGTGATGAGTCTCGCCGCCCATCACCACAAAAATAACACAAAACAGGAGGTTTTACAAGTGGCACTTTTGTAGATCTATGATGGGCTTGAAAACCCGCCGAAACTTTTAGAGAGGCGCTCTGCGCAGACAGTGGGAGAGCTGATCCGACAGGCGGATGCACTGTCCGAAAAGGAACACGCGCAAGGTTATCCCCGCAATACCTACATCGTATATAACAACGATGGTGAGAGAGTTTATCAGAGGTGGTGAATATTTATGCAAGAAGAATTGACCGTCCGGGTGGAGCACCCGGAGCTGCCCGCGATCCGGTGGAACGAAGCCGAGGTGCAGCAGAATCTGACCGAGATGCTGGCCGCCTACACTGGCCGCGTCTACACCCCGGAGACCATCAAGGATGCCAAGGCCGACCGCGCCGCCGTGAACAAGCTGGACAAGCAGCTCTCGGACGCTGCCCGCAGCGCAAAGGCCTTTTACATGAAGCCGCTGGAAGAGTTCTTGCAGAGCACCAAGCAGATGCAGACCCAGTGCAAGGCCGTCTCTGGTGCCATTGACCAGCAGGTCAAGGCTGTGGAGGAAGCCGAACGGCAGGACAAGGCCGACGCCCTGTGGGCTGTCTATGCGGACTGCATCGGCGAGCTGCGGGAGATGATCCCATTTGACCGCCTGCTGGTGCCCCAGTGGCTCAACAAGACCTATGATCTGGCAAAGGCCAGCCGGGAGCTGCGCAAGAGCGTGGAGACCCGGCGGGAGGAGCTGCGTCTGATCCGGGAGACCTGCGGAGAGGACGCAGAGGCTTGCACCACGGAGTATCTGCGTGAACTGAATCTGAACGCTGCCCTTGTGGAGCATAGCCGCCGCCAGAATGCCAGGGACGCCCAGCGCCGCGCAGAGGCCGAGAGAATGGCCGCAGAGCGGGCGCAGGCCACCGCTCCGGTCGTTATCCCTCCGACCGATGAAGAACGCCAGATCGCCACAGAAGCGGCTCAAACGGCGCAGGCCAATGCAGCCATCACGCCGGATGGCAGATTGGATTTCAGCATGCTTCAGAGATTCGCAGAGCCTGCACAGCAGGAGGCTCCGGTCCGCAAGAAATACAGCTTCTGGGTGGAGTTCACCCGGGAGGACATTGCATGGTTCAAGCAGGGAGCCGCAGAGCGCGGCTTCCGCTATGGTTCGATCAAATAATTTTGGAGGTAGTTACTTATGGCACTTACTCGTCCCGGCGCACCCGCGCCTACTTCGTCCGTTTCCAATGCACAGGCTCTGGCAAACCGTTCCGTTCAGAACGCCAACCGTGCAGGCAGCACTGCTATGCAGGCCGCGTCTCCGTCCGTTCCTGTGGAGATCACCGGTGCTGACGGTCAGCACTTCACTGTGAGTTTTGGAGACGTGCGCAGCTTCATCTGCCCCAAAGCCACCGATTCTGAATGCAAAATCTTTCTGGAGACATGCAAGCAGTACCACCTGAACCCCTTCACCAAAGAAGCCTACCTGATCCACTACGATAACAAAAACGACGACACCGCCAGCACCATCGTGCTGGGCAAGAACTGCTATCTGCAGATGGCCGAGCGCCACCCGGCCTACGATGGTTTTGAAGCTGGCGTGATCGTCCTGACCGCAGATGGCCAGCTGCTGAACCGTGAGGGATCTATCGTCTATGATGGAGACAGCGGCGAGACCCTTCTCGGCGGCTGGGCAAAGGTCTACCGCAAGGACCGCACCCGTGCCAGCTACGAGGAAGTCAAGCTCAGCGAATACGACACCGGCAAATCTCTTTGGAACGGCAAAAAGGCCACCATGATCCGCAAGGTGGCGCTGGTGCACGCCCTTCGTGAAGCGTTCCCGTCTACCTTTGGCGCTTTGTACGATGAGAGCGAGGTGCGTGTGGATGCCGAAAGCACCGCTCGTGAGGTGCCGCCTGAAGAACTGCCGGTGCTGGATCCTTACGCAGGTTCCCACCGTCACCGCAAGACGGCGGGCACCCTGATCCCTGCCCCGGATGCACCCTCTGCAGAGGAAAACGCCGATGATCCGTTTGGCGGTGATGATGCATGATCGTCCAGACCAAGAACGGCATCATGCTGCACGGCGAGATTGCCAAAGACCCGGTGCTCCGGGATGCCGGGCAGAAGCGGGTGCTGAAGTTTGACCTGAAAGCCAGCCGCACACAGGATGAATCCGGCAAATGGCAGAGCTTCTTTGTGGGCGTGAACCTCTGGCACGGCATCGACCAGTGGGACGGCATGCTGCAGAAAGGCGATCAGGTCACAGTTTTTGCTCAAAAGCTGAAAGAGCGGGAGTATAACGGCAAGATCTATTACGACGTGGACGCGGATGATGTTCAGCCCGGTGGGCTGGTGACATTCCGTTGGCTGCAGCAGATGATCGACCTGATGGCGCAGCCCGGCCTGCCGCTGGAGCCTGCAAAGCCGGCAGCAGAACCGGAAGGCCTGCAGGGTGCGCAGATATACCCCGGCGAAAGCCTTGCAGACTACGCGCCGCACAGCACTGACGCTCCGGAAGCGGCCCCTTCTGCTGAGTATGACCCCATCAACGATGATGCCGAAGACCTTCCGTTCTGATCTCGCAAGCTGTGCTATCTGGCTATACGGGCGTGCAAAGGAGGTGAAAGCAGTTGAAAGAGGAAGAGCAGAAAAGCATAGTCATTTACAAATCATGGAAAAAGCCGTTGCGGAAATTGTCTCTGGAGCAAAAAGGCAGGATTTTTGACGCGCTGCTTGATTTCCCCGATCCGCCGAATTTTGAGGACGACCAGAAGCTCGAAATGGCGTGGGATTTTATGTCCGAGGCGGTGGAATCAAATTCTAAAAAATGGAACGAAAAACGAGAAAAGAGAGCTGCCGCAGGGCGTAAAGGCGCAGAAGTTACAAACGGCAAGCGTCAGCAAAACGCGGCAAATCCGGCAAATGCCGACTTTGACGAGCAAAAACAGCAAAACGCGGCAAATCCGGCTGTAAATGTAAATGGTAATGGTAATGTAAATGGTAATGGTAATGTAAATGGTAATGGTA